ATGCAAACTATTAGAAAATTTTATAGACGGGGCGGGGCGGTCAGACAATTGCCACACTCTGTATACATATATACATATATCAGCCCTTAAAAAAATTTATGCCTCAAAAGCCCAAACAAGCCACACCAGAAGAAGTCGAACTCAAATCGAGTATACAAGAAGCCATCAAGGAGATAGCTGCCGACAAGGAGTTACTCAAGGTAAAGAGCTTGTCTCGCCACAATCCTATGAAGGTCGCGGAGATATTATATCTTTATAGCATAGGAAAAAGTCAGACGCAGATCGTCAAGAAGTACAACATACAGCGCTCTACGGTCATCCAAGTGCTAGTTGATTACGCGGACCACTTGGGGCAATTAAGGGACGTAGCCGGCAAAATCGCGGCTAAAAACTATATGCAGTTGAGTTCATTGGAGGAGGATCTAGTAGATAAAGTCCGGGATAGGTTAGAGAACGACCCAGAGATGGAGGTATCCTTTCGGGACATCAAGGAGTTGTCCATAGCAAAGGCTAACGCATTCCGGGAGACTATGACCACTAGGGGTGAAGCCAGTAGTATATCCGAAGAGCGCAAGGTTATTACCCAAGAGGACTACGAGGATACCCTCAAGGCAGCTAGGGAACGCCTAGAGCAAATGAAGAGAGTTGACAACCCAGAGATAATCGAGGAATCAAACGATGATTGATGAAGATTACGATGACCTCTTTGACCGCATCCGAGGAAACCTCGGCGAGCACTTCAGTAACTATATGTTTATAGTTATGGACGACGACGGAGATTTATTCTATGATTATACTAACCATAGGGTAGGACGTATGCTACTTGCAGAAACCAAAGAAGATATGGACGGAGACTTAGATGCTTTGGACATCATTTGGGACGCTGAAGCCGAAGAAGAGGAGGAAGCAGATGGAACTGACATTTTCTAAGCATCCTTTTCTACAGCCCCCTACGGACGAGGAGATTGTTCTCTTAGCAGAGAAGGACCCAAAGTTACTAGAGGCTTTGTACGAAGCCCACGAGGGTAGAATACAAGCAGCGGAGGAAGATCCTATCCGATACGGTTTTGATTTAGCCGGATGGAATAGAATGAGACTCAGTCTCAATAAGCACAATGAGTGCCTAGTACTTGGCGGTAATAGAAGTGGTAAGACCACTGGTTGCGCGAAGATGGTAATGCAAGCAGTAATGGAGAACGAGAACGGACACGTGGTATGCTTCAGTCAAAACGCAGATACTTCCGTCAAGGTACAACAAGCAGCAATTTGGGAGATGATGCCGAAGGAGTTCAAGCGCAAGACAAAGAGCATAGACGGCTACATAAACTTCAGTATGCAGAACGGTTTCACCGGAAGTTCTTTTATATTTCCGGACACTAAGACGAGGGTAGACTTCAAGACTTATACGCAGTACAGCAACAATCAAACAATCCTAGAAGGATTTGAGTTCGGTTTCAAGAAACCAAATGGGTTGAACGTAGGCGCTTGGTTGGACGAGTACCTTGGGGACGCGGCGCTAGTAAACACCTTACGGTTCCGATTAGCAACAAGGGATGCTAAGATGGTGATTGGATTCACTCCTATTGATGGCTACACTCCTTTCATCAATGACTACTTGAAGGGAGCCGAGACTAAGCAAACTAGGAAAGCGGAGTTACTCAAGAACAAGGAAGTACCTATAGAGCAGTACAGCCCAGAGAGAGATGCTGGGGTAATCTATCTACATTCGGACGAGAACCCATTCGGGGGCTATGAGCGTATAGCGAAGGACCTTCGTGGTCGTCCCGAAGAGGAGATTATGGTACGTGCTTATGGAGTACCGGTCAAATCAATGACAAGTCTCTTACCATTATTTAACACAGAAGTAAATGTATTATCCGAAGTACCCAATAAACACAGAAGAAGATTTCCAGACATCACTGATAAGTCCAAGTATAGTTGTTATCAAGTGGTCGACCCCGCCGGAGCAAGAAACTATGTTGCAATCTGGGCTGGAGTTGATAGAGATAATAACGTCTATATTAGAAAAGAGTTCCCCGACCGTGATACATACGGAGAGTGGGCAATTTTTGGCGATCCAAAGTGGCGTTTTGGACCAGCCGCGAAAAAGATGGGGTACAACGTAGAAGGCTACGTAGAGCTCTTCAAGGAAATAGAAGAAGACCTCGGAATAGAAGTAATAGAAAGAATCGGGGACTCCAGATACTTTGCTAGAGAGAATGAGAACAATGATGATTTGTTCACAGCCTTCTATGATTACGGAATGAACTTCATTCCTAGTGACGGTAGAACCGAGGAGATGGGAATCACTGCATTGGACGAGTGGTTTAATTACAACCCCAACGTAGAGATAGATGAAATCAATCAACCCAGATGTTACATCCACAAGGAGTGCGGTAACTTGATTGATAGTTTAATCAATTATAATTCTAACGGAAAGATGGACGAACCCCTAAAGGACTTCTTTGACGTGATCAGATATTTACGAATGGCAAATGGCGGCGAAGGTCCCGACCATATAGATGCCGACGATTATAAAACTATAACAAATACAAAAGGAGGGTACTAATATGCCTAAGAAAAAACTAAAAGAAATAGCGGAAGAATACGGAATACCTTTCGAGGAAGTCCTTGATCTAGTCTTTAAAGAACTAGAAGAAGATATGGTAACTGGAAAAGGTAAAGGCACTTGGATTAATGACGATGGTCAAAGAGTCCTAGATGAGTTCATCTCAATGCCGGTTCTTTACAGAGGACCGGTAGTGCAGTTAGCGCCGAACCCTATGTACGTTATGACATACATAAAAGAAATAACTAAAAAAGTACCGGTTAAAATACCTATGCGTATGAAGGGAAAGATTACAGTAGGTAAATTAATTTACGTAGAGGCTGATAATAGTTCAGATAATCCAAAGTACAACTGGGTAAAAACACCTCAAAGAGGTTGATACGTGTGATATTATATTAAATAAACTATGCAAAGTGACTCAATTTCAGAAAGCCTTACTTACGTAGGGAAAGAGCCCGATATTAAAACTTTACGTTACGCGTACGATCAGACTACGGTAGAGCTAGAATCATACTTTGATTTGTGCCGAAGTAGCTACGACGACAGACGTAACTGGTGGGCGGGTAAAAGCCGTGACCACAGAAAGCACGGGGCTGATGCTTTCCCTTGGGAAGGGGCTGCTGATATGGAGGCTCACACTATTGATGAAAGGATTACTCGTCTTGTATCTTTGTTTATGTCTTCTCTTAATCGTTCTAATGTAAGAGCGTTTCCGGTAGAAAGCACAGACATCCCTAGAAGTAAAATAGTATCTAGCTTTTTGAAGTGGATGGTATCCAGTGGATACATTCCTCGTTTCAAGAGAGAGATGGAACTCGGAGCTAACTATTTATTAGAGCGCGGTATTTTGATGACCTACGTAGGTTGGCAGAGAGAAGACCGTAAGTTCTTACAGCGTTTAGACCTAAATCAAATCGGTCAAATAGCTCCAGAGCTTGTGGGCTTAATTCAAGAGGGTAAAGATGACGAGGACTTAGTAACTTTGTTGGAAGCAACATTTCCGGGAGTAACTAAAAAGAGAGCCAAGAAAGCTCTCAAGGAGTTACGTAAAAAAGGAGAAGCGGAACTTCCGATTGTACGCAGACAGATAGATGCCCCAGAAGTAAAAACATTAGCGCCGGATGGAGACTTCTTCTTCCCTCCTTATGTTACGGATCCACAAAGAGCTCCTTATTGCTTTTGGAGAACTTACTACACACCTCAAGAGTTAGAAAATAAAGTTGTTACCGACGGATGGGATGAAGACTTCGTTGAAACAATGATAGAGAAGTATCGAGGAGTAAGTATAGATTCCATAGAGCGCGAACAAGAAGGAGGTAGAAGTACTTCACTTACTGACAACGCTTACGAAGCAAATGAGTTAATTGAAATAGTTTACGGATACCAACGATTGATAGATCCCGAAGATGGTTCCGAAGGAATTTATTGTACAGTATTTCATAAGCAGTACAGTGAAGGCTACGCTAAGTTCGAGTTACTTAATGGTTACGAGGACTATCCAGTAGTAGTTACAAAACTTTCTGAAGATAGTAAGAGGCTCTATGATACTCAAACTATTCCAGACATCCTTCGCGGCATTCAGAATCAAGTAAAAGTAGAAAGGGACTCACGTATTGATAGAAACAGTCTAGCCACTCTACCTCCGATTCTTCACCCAGTTGGTCAAGCACCAACAGATTGGGGTCCCGGAAGGATGATACCTTACCGCAGAAAGGGAGATCTCGACTTTGCTCCGACTCCTCCTTCTCCAGTTGGTTCAATTGAAATTGAAAAGACAATGGAAGCCCAAGCGGACAGACTTTGTGGATTGGATGAAACATCTCAGATTTCTCAAGTGCGTAAACAATTCTTAGTTGATAAGTTCCTTCAGCACTCAGCAGAGGTTTTACAGATGTGTTATAAATGCTTCCAGCGGTTTGGACCGGACTCAGTATTCTTTAAAGTTACCGGATCGCCAGACCCAGTAGAGTTCGGAAAGGGAAACCCAGACGAGAACTACGATATAATGATTTCTTATGATGTCCTCAATTCGGATCCAGAAACTCAAGAGAAAAAACTTAATCAAATGGTTGCGCTCACGCAACTGGACCGCAGTGGTCGCATTAACATTGATAGCTTGCTTGATGCAGCTGCTAACAGTATTGATCCGGTACTTGCGGATCGTGTGCTACAACCTACAGAAGCAGCTCAAGAACAAGTTGTAAAACAAGTAACAGATGACCTCGCGAAAATCTTTGCCGGTATTGAAATGCCAGCACGTCCTAACGGTGCTCAAATTGCTCTTACTATTATTCAGCAGTATACTTCTCAGCCGGATGTTGCACAAAGACTTCAGTCAGATGAAGCATTTGCTGCGAGACTTGAAAAGTATGCCGGTCAGTACACTTTCC